TTGAGAAGTATGCTTCAAGGTCTTTAAGTGTGATTTCAGTAGTCATTTTGTCTTTCCGTTTTTATTTGTATGCTTCATTGCCTACACTTATATAATAACAACATATTTACACACTGTCAACATATTTACACAACTTTATTCAAAAAAGATCAAAAGAGGATCGCAGCGTATCCCTCCAGCCGCGATCCTCAAAAGAACATTGATCGGATTATCCCCGATCCAACCAAGACGTATAAAGTATCACATATTCATAATTTGGACAGCGATCTCTTTTGCCTGCGGTGGCTTCTCAAGTACAAGAGCAAGGGCGATGATGTGCTTGCAATAGCCCCCTTTTCTATAGTGACGATAAAAGAAAGATTTACAAGAGCATGTTGCGCGCCCCTCGCTATTGATTGCAACGTCATAGCCCTCTTCACCCGCCTTTCCTACTGTGGCGTGAAATACATACTTCTGCATAATGCTGATATGCGCCTGAAGATAATGCTTTGTCTCAAGTTCGATCACTTTGTTGATGTGCTCTTTGACTTTCTTTGGATTGTCAGTTGCAAGCAGGTCATAAATTTGATCAAAGAAGTAGTCAATGATTCCCTTGCTGGCTTTCTTGAATATGTGTATTTTGTACATGTTGATTCCGTTGTTGCAGATTCTAGAATGTGGAAAAGGGGAGCGATTGCCCCCCTGCTTTGTTGGTTGATTAGAATGGAAGTGCGTTTTGATCAGCGATTTCTGCATAGTGTTCAATTTCAAGATATATTTCAATTTCTTCTAAATCTCTAAGATCCTCGTCTTGGCAATATGTCCACTCTTCTAATTGATCTTCGTCTCTTGCGGTCAGGCGATCTTTCGATTCGATTTCGTCAATAATGTCCGTTTGAATAAAGCCTCTAACTTCTGCTAATTTCTTGTTGTGCTCTTTTCGTATTGGTTCAAGTCTTGCTTTGATTAAAGCCTCGATTTCTTGTTGCAGTTTTTCCAATTCGCTTTCGATTGCGTTTGCAGTTTGACTAACTTCTTTCATCATTGCTTTGAATTGATTTTTTGACTCTTTGCATATTTTCATTGTCTTTCCGTTGTTGTTGTATGCTTCATTGCTTACTCTTTTATTATATACACATATTTACATACTATCTACAACTTTACACAAAATAGTTTATATTTTTCTGTGTAAATCAATCAGCACTTGATTTGTAGCCGATAGAATCAACTATCTCTCAGGATCGCCCTGCTTGCATTGCTGTACAGGATCTCTTCTTCGCAGTCTGTTAACTGGCTCAATGCTTTGAGCAAAAAGACAAAATATGCAGTCTTTGGAATAGACTTGCCGCGTATCCAGTTGCGTACATCCTTTCTAGATACGCCCGCCCGATCGGCTAATTGCTCGATCGTTATATCGTTGCGATTCATGATTGAAAGAAGCCACTTGCTAAAATTCGTTGTGTTCATTGTATCCTCATTGATGCATTTGCCAGCGCTTCAGAAAGGCGATCTCATATCGCAGAGCGTCAAGGGCGTGATCGTTTGATTTGTGAGGTCTGTCGCCTTTCTCACTCTTTGCCCATCTGTACAGCCTGAACTCTTTGATCAGTGCCTTGCAGTTGTCATGAATCACAAGATGGGGCTTGCCTGCTGCGTCAAGTGCAAGGCGCTCTTTTACCCAGTTGATTGTCTCAACTACTCCGAGATGTTTCGGGGCTGGATGATTGTTGATCCCGCACTCTCTTTGTAGCGTGATCCGCCCGTCTCTTGATTCAGGATCGGCAACTGTCCATCTGTATTCCTCTTTGTATCGCCTTTGTATGTTGTTCAAGGCGCGCCCATTTTCGAGGCTTGTCTTTTCAGTTTGATAGTATTCTCTGTACACGTGTAGCACGTCCTCTCTTTCATCATGAGCAAAGAACAGACATGCAAAAGGATTGCGCACGCCGAAGTCGATCGCCCTGTCGCGTGGCCAGTGTGCAGGCGGTTCAAAAGACTCAACGATATGCACATTTCGATCAAACTCAGGATATACAATGCCCTGTTGATTTGTGAATTCTCCAAAGAGGCGCGATCGCTGGCTGGCTTCGCTCATGTGTGCAATAGCCTTGCGCATTTTGACACTTGACACATAAGGATTGTCTAGCCCGCTGATCGTGTATGTGCCGTAGCCTGTCTGCGGATTCTCGATAAATACATCATGTACCCAAGTGATCCCCTTGAGCGGGGTCATTGTGCAGATCACTTTTCCTTTGTGATCAATACATCGAAGCATAGATTCATCAAAGATCGGCTTTGGGTGCTCTTCGTCAAGCACTACAAGAGACACCGCGCCCCCTTGAAATTTCTCTCTTCCTGACTCTGCTGACATGCTGAGAATCTTGCCGCCGTTAGGTAGAAGTGCATGTGCGCGATCTTGTGCTTTCCATCTGACAAACTTTGTGCCAATAGGACAATACTTTTCGATCTTTGGGCGTAGATATGTCAGTGCATCCCCATAAGAGAGCGCCGACACCCATACTTCGCTTGGCTCCTTTGGCAAAAGATCAAGCGGGATCTGATTCAGTGCAGCCCATTCTTTTACCCACCAGCAATTAGAGCCAGCAGCAAAAGCAACAGGGATCATGCCTGCGCCGCTTTCTGTCTTGCCGCTTCTATTCCCTCCACTCAGTAGAAACGCCTCAGAATGTCGCAAGGCGTGTACAATCCCCTCTCTTTGGCTTGTGCGCTTCTCTGTGATGTTGCAACGCTTACAGGTGTATAGCCCATTGCCTACAAACACCATAGGAGCGCCGCAACCCCGTTCTCTATCTGACTTACTGGCTAGCCCATCCCATCTATGGCAGTGTGGCGTCCACAGGCGGGCAAGGGCAAGCGGGTACTCTTTGGAGATTGTTTCAAGTTTATTGCTGACTTGAAGATACTTGATCAGATTCCGTTTATCCATACGGGGATAGTATCACATTTCATAAACTCTTGACACAAAAAGAGGAAGCCAGCAAGCCGACTCCCTCTAGAACTTTCAAACAAATCTTACAGGAAAAAAATCTATCTCAGGTCTATGAGTGATCCTTGAATATACTCAGCAATAGAGCCACAGGGATACACAAGCCTTGTATGATGATGTATTCTAACATATTGCAGCGCGTTGACAACATCTTGAAAGATTTGCTCTTGCCAGCCGTTGCCTTGTCCATTGTTGATCAGAAGTCTATACATTGCGCCCCCCTGCCATTTTGATCAACGCGTGCTCGATTGTATTGGCTACACTTTCAAGCGTGCCTCTAATCTGTGTTGCGCCTGTCTTGTGCTTGATTAGGATATGCTCGCCCTGCGCTTGCACTGAGATGATGTTGAATACATTGAAGTAAACAGGCATCCCGTATCGATCTGTAAATTTGATCATTGAGCACCCCCGATCGACTTGATTTTCATGATCAACTCTTCCCACTTGTCAGCGCTTCGAATCACCGCCCCGCACTCAAGGAAGATCAGCACAAAAGTTTCTCGATCTTCCATATGTGTAATATGTGCAAGATTCAACAATACGCGCTTGTCATTTGAGTCTTTGATAATAATCATTGTTGTTGCTCCTTATTGAATTGTAATACTTTGATTCTTTGTTCTGCTGTCTTACTGGCTTGCCTTTTATTGTCAAAGGCATGAAAGTCGACGCCTGCACGCTTGATCACATCAAGAAGATCGATCATGCTACCCTCAACAATGAAAGAGCGCGCATTGTGCAGAGTTCGAACTTTACAAACTGAATCCGCGGAGGGCTTGCCTTGTGCTTCAATAGATACAATGTGATCCACGTTGATCAATACTGAGCCAGTACGCACGATCTTGTCTTGCTCATTGATTCCCATAATGTTCAATCCGATAAATTTGTTCATGTCGCCTCCTTAGTCTCTTTCTGCGTTGATCTTTTGTGTATAGATGATGTATGCGCCGATTGCGTTTGCTTCAGGGTGCAAGCATTTTGCCAGTCTCCAAAGATAATGCACGGCTGGATATACGAGCCCGCCTTTCCACTTGTTGATCGATGAACTTGAAGTTTTGCACGCTGCTGCAATCTCTTTCACTGTCAGATCGGATACTGCGATCTCCGCACTGATGAGATCAGCAAATGCGCCCTCTTTGCGTAGACGGACTACAGTGCGCCCCCAGTCTTTGATCTGTTGTCTTTCTTCTGTCATTTTGACTCCGTTGTAAAAGGGCGACAATAGCCGCCCCGTGTTGATTGTGATTGATTAGATTTTTTCTACTACTGACCAAGATCCTGCGCTTGTGTCGATTCCAGTTTGTGAAAGAAGATCAAGCACCATGTAAGGATTCTTTTTGATGTTCTTCTTTGTGAACTTCTTTGCGTCTGTGTATTGCTTTGTCTTGCTATTCCAAAAGCCACGCACTCGATTGATTGTGCTGCTATCGGCTACATTTTCGCCATTGACTGAGACAAAGAAAGTATTGTATTCGTTAACTGTGATTTCTACTATGTTGAACATTTTGTGCTCCGTTGTTGCTATGTACATTCTTAATATATCAACATATTTACAGACTGTCTACATATTTATACACTTTTGCACAAAATAAATTTACAGGCGATCTTCACTCTTCGTCGAGGTCTATGATCGGCGGCGCTATCTGTGCCATGCTCTGACTGACTTGCTCTGCTTCTTGTAGTAGTTGTGTAACGCTCATATTCTCAGGCGTGATTGCAATCTGTACTTGTGGCTCATCACGTTGCCCCCAGCCGCTCTTTTTCTCAAGCCACCACTGAGCAGCGCGCACGTCTCCCTCTTTCACTGCTCTGTGTACGATTCCCATTGCCATAATGTCAGGACGTGCCTCAGCCTGTCGAAATTCCAAAACAAAATCATGATAGATCCCCTTGTTCGCTTGCTCGCCTCGTTTGATCCAGTTCATAAGCGTGACTAAAGTTATCCCTGCATGTTTGGCGGCTAGAGACTTCGAACCACCCACAGAGATCACTTGCAAGACTTCGCGCCGTGCTTTGTCAGTCAGTTTGCTTTTCCTGCCCATTGAGCACCTCTTGTATTCTTTCTGCTTTTGCCCAGTTCACACGCCCCTGTATGATTGGATAATAGTCTTCAGTCATCTCACAACCTACAGCATTGAAGCCCTCAAGGATTGCACTTACAGCCGTTGTGCCACTGCCTAGAAACGGATCGAGCACTGTGCCGCCTTGTGGAGTCAGCAAGCGACAAAGCCAGCGCATTAACTTGATCGGCTTTACAGTTGGATGAAAGTTTTTAACGTGTTCAGCAGTGCGACCTGCGCCCGCTCTTGGGGATTTCAAGCCGTCCGATCCCTCTTTGCGTTGTGTTGCTTCTGCGCCTGTCTTGCCTGTCAAATGATCAAGCCCTGCCTCTTTCTCTGATCGTTGTGGCTTCTTGCATTGATAGACGTTTGCAGGCCAGCGCCCATGCTTTGGATCATAAAAATATTCGTTTCTTAATGTTCCATCAGAAAAGCCCGAGACTGCATGCCCTCGACTTTGACTCGCTGATTTCTGCTCCGCTTTCAACTCGCTAGTATCTCCAAAATGACACTCATCCCCATAAGCAAAACGACCAGCATCTATATTGATCCCACCTGTACCCCATTTCAAGACATTCTCTGCAATACTTGAGCAGTCAGAATCTATTGGCTTTCTTGCAAGCACTGCGGGCTCTTGTGCTGGCTTGAGTGCAGTGCCCCAGCCTTGCCATTGTTGCGCTTGTGGGCTTGCGGGTGTTATTATATTGAAATCACCTGCATAAGTGCCAAAGACATTTTCTCCAATCTTGCCGCGATCTTTGCCGATCACTTTACGCTGATCAGATACTCCCAACTTTGAATCAATCGCTTTTGATATATCCAAACTTTTCGGAAATCCGCTTGTATATATCCAACTGATCATGTCTCGAACTTCAAAGCCCGCTTCAGCAATAGCAACGCCCATCGGAAAGACAGTGCGAGATCCTGAAAATGCTACAAGATGCCCCCCGTGCTTCAATACTCGCAAGCACTCTGACCACAGTTCGACAGAATACGCTATCCCTGTACTATCCCATGACTTGCCCATGAATCCGAGTTCATAGGGTGGATCGGTTACGATTGAGTCTATGCTGTTGTCGGGTAACTCTTTCAGCATGTCGAGGCAGTTGCCCTTTAACAATCTGAAATCTAGATCAGATTCTACGTGCGGCGGTTCGATTGCGTCTTGTGGCTCTCCGTCTCCAAATGGATTATCATCGTCTAGCCCGTCGAGCAGATCGTCAAGTTCGTGCTCTTCAAATCCTAGCACGCTCAAATCTTCGCCTTGTTCTTTCAATCCAGTAAGAAGTTGAGACAGTTGATCAGTATTCCAGTCGGCTTTTTCTCCCAGTTTGTTATCGGCAATCATGAGCAACTCAGCATCCACAGGCGATAAATCAACATAGACAACGGGCACAGTTTCAAGCCCAATCTTTTGCGCTGCTTTGAATCTCGTATGACCTGCAAGGATCGTCCCGTCCTTATTGGCAATGATCGGGCTAGTGAATCCGAATCTTTTGATACTGTTCGCAATGCCATCAACTGCATGATCGTTGTGTCTTGGATTCTTGTGGTGAGGATGCAACTTGCCGATCCGCACAAACTCGCCCACTTTCTGCTCTTCTGTTGCTTCTTTGTCTGTCATTTTCTGATTCCCTTGTATTCTTTCTTGATTGCATCCCTGACTATTCTGCTTTTGCTCTTGCCTGTATATTCGTGTATTGTCTTGAGTTGCTTGATGCTCTCAGGTGTCATTGATAGGCAGACGTTTTTTGCTTTGACTGTAGCGCCGTGACAATCACACGGATCGCACTCACAGGCTGGACAAGGCTTGCTCATTTTGTCACCAAGTACAAACGATCGGCAATATGTCGAGCGATCACTTTCTGACAGTATACGGCGGGATCTTCGTTGTGGGCTACGGTTGCCAAGATGCTGATCTGTTGCATTTGTACTGGGGTGAGTTTGATGCTCAGTAGGTTGTCATTGTTTATGTGCTCAAGAGGCTCAAATCGCTCTGCTGTGGCTTCTTTTGTGCTCTCTCTGTCTGTCTTACTGATTTCTTTTGTTTTCTTCTTAGGTGGCATTTGTACTCCAAATAGAAAAGGGGAATCATTGCGATTCCCCTCACTATATAGAACTATTGTATCACTGTCAATCTATCAGATCGTCAATCAATCCACTCTGTACAATCTTACGCCCTATCCATTCAGAGGCTTGCGGTACTATGGCATTTCCTAGTGCTTTCAATCGCTCTTTTCTGATTCTGTTGTGCTGGGTGCTGTCCATCCCTGTGGGAATCCCATCATCCACTCGACAAATCGCGGATTCAACACCAATCCCTCTCCAATCGCCTGCTCTTTTTCTATTCCATAGTGTTGGCATGCTTTGACGCCCACGCACATTCTCATATCTTTTATCTCCTCTCTCCTCCATTGACTCAGATACTTTGGTTCGCTTCCCGGCAGTCGCGCTGTTGGGGTAGGCAACACAAAACCAGCGCGCTCTGTGGTGCGGTGCTCCGAAATCTGATCCACTGCGTACAACTGTCCATTCACAATCATACCCGATTTCGGCAAGCGATCCAACAACATCGCATCCGCCCACTGAAAGGACATTTGCAACATTTTCCAAGCATACAATTCTTGGTCGAAGTTGGCTAATAATTCGGTGCATTTCCCACCAAAGACTCGATTTTTCACTGTCATGTATTCCCCTTTGTTTTCCTGCTACTGATATGTCTTGGCAAGGGAATCCCCCACACAAGAGATCGATTGGTTGTAGGTTGTGAGCGCCGACTGTACACACATCATCGAAGATCGTTGCCTCAGGCCAGTGCTTTTTCAAGATGCTTTGACAAAATGTATTCTGTTCAACTTGCCAAATTGCCTTACTGTTTGGAATGGCGCGCGAAAGCCCTAACTCGAACCCGCCGATCCCTGCGAAAAGTGATCCAATTTTTACTGTCATTTTTTACGAATCCCCATCGCCTCGCTCAAAGATTGCGGCGGTACATAGTTGATCCCATGATCGTCAATCTTTGCTCTGAGCCGTCGATCTTTGCTTTTGCGTTGATCTGCTTTGTCACCTCGAAGCCGTGCACGCGTGTTCTCGTATTCGTCTTTGATGTGTGGAGGCATCTTGAATCCATAACGGTCGCAAGTCCATTGCCCGAATACACTCGTATATATTGGATGATCCCAGCAAGGGGCGATCTGTCCGTCTTCGTCTATTTGGATGATCTGATCGTCGATCTTCTTTTGCCAGTGGTGTTGACTTTGCTCCTGAGCAGGCACAATGCGATCTGTATTTGCGTCATAGAATGAAACGTGAATTTCTGCAAAATTGTCTTGTTTGCGCATCCACTCAACGATCTCTGTATAGGGTGCATGAGTGCTCTTTGCTGCCAGTTCACAATCACACGATCCTTTGTAGTGCGCTTCGGCTTTTTTCTGCAATGATTGACGGAAGCCGTAAAAGTAAATCTCTCGGAAGCCGCCCTCTTTGCCCTCTTCGTCTGTTCGACAGTGCTGGCAGTAGGTTTCATTGATCGGGATTGTGTGCCAGTGCGTTTTGAAATCGTTGCGCTGGGTTGTCATATAGTGAACGATCTGCTTGATAGTTGGCAGCCATTCGAGCTCATTGATCAAGTAGTCTTGAAATGCTTGCTTGAGATAGTTCTCAGGTACGTTGCGGAACTTCTTTGCGTAGAGTCCGTATTGCCCTTTGATCCAAAAGTGATTGCGCTTGAAGTGATCGGCTAGGTTTGAGAGGAATCGAAAAATGATCTGTCCTCTGTAACTGGTGACATAGTCAGGGAAGTTTGTCATGGCTATTTGCTCCGTTGTTGTTTTGCCAGCCTTAAAAGACGGCGGGCGGTGTTGTATGAAAGTTTGTTATCTTTTGCGTATTTTGTCAAGTTGATCTTTTGTCTTCTCAACAGCATCAAGTAAAGTCTTGAGTAGTGCCATACAGCCTCTTGATCTTCGTCTAGGAGGCTGATCGGCATCTTGATATAAAGATCCACTATTGCACGCGCTGAGCATCGTATTTAATGCAACGATCAAAAGTGCAGAAGAAGATCACAACTGAATACATGTGCAGTCCACACTGTGAAAGCACATACCAACGCTCGGGCTTGAATCTGTGGTCTTGATCTTGTGGGATGCTTGAAAACATACCGAGGAAGCGCTCAAAGGCGATAGCGCGCCAGTGTGCATTGATTGAGGGGATTGTGTGCATGATTGCTCCGTTGTTTATTGCGCCCAGCATACTTCTGAGCATACTTCTAAAATTTCGCCATTGTCATTTTTTACTACAAGCCAGTACGAATGAATCTCCAAAACTTCTCCGCAGTCTTCGATCCCATCTTTCCAGCCTACTGTATCGCCGATTGAAACTGTAAATCTTTCACCGTATACATTTCTGATTTCTTTTGTCATTTTGTGCTCCGTTGTTGTTGTGTATACATATTTGTAACATGTAAATATGTACACTGTCAACATATTTCCACAGAATAGACAGAAAAAAGAGAAAGAGAGATAGATAGAAGCCAGTACGATCCCACGGCTAGGGGGATTATAGACAAGCGATCTTCATTTGCTTTTTTGGTTTCTTCTATATAATTTGGAGCATCTCACTTTCTTTCTTTCTGACTAACTGCCTAATTATATATTTGTAATTATGATTATTATTATTATGTCATGCTATCCCCCTGTATTCATTGCACTTTTTGCCTTTGTTTGTGTGCTGTTTGTGTGCTGTTTGTGGGATACTTGTGGGCAATTTGTGGGCTCAAAAAAATAAGTGCAATGATTTCAAGTACTTAGAGACGCAAATTTGTGTGCTGTTTGTGGTCAGTTTGTGGGCAATTTGTGATCGATTTGTGTTTTGTCGATTTTCTGCAATGATTCTGTGCATTTACTGCGCGCTATCGTTATATTTTGGTTACACTCACAACAACGGAGGATTCATGTCTCAAGGTTCAGTACTCACTGACTACATTTACAAGCATTGCAAGAGTCGGCGCGCGTTCTGTGCTGATATTGGCTTCAGAGAAAGCACTGTCGCCAACTGGTGCAATGACAACACGCCGATCCCACTGCACAAGATTGCGATCATGGCTGAGTTTTTCGAAGAAATGACACAAGAACCGCCGCATGTTTTCATTTTTCGTCTAGTCATGCAAGAGGCGACAGTATCCAAAGTGATCAGCACATATCAGCGGAGTAAATATGAAATACGTAGTAATTGACACAGAAACAACGGGACTCGATCACAAAGAGCATGAATTGCTATCTTTGGGCGCAATCGTCATGATTGACAATGTCATAACAGAGCGCATTGAAGTCAAGATCACGCCTCGAAAGATTGATCAGGCAGATCCACAGGCTTTGAGAATCAACGGTTACACGCCGTACAGGTGGAAGCATTCGATCGATGGGAAATACGCTTGCAACATTATCAAGCATTTTCTTTTGAGCCATCAAGACGGCATCCTCGTCGGTCACAATGTGAATTTCGATATACGATTTTTGAAGGCGTTTGCATCCGAGTACAATGAACAATTCAGAATCCCCACCCCATACATTGATACAAGAGATGTTTGCAGGGTCAATCTTGCCCCATATGGCTGTTCTAGCATGTCACTCGACAATATATGCGCCTTTCTTGGTTGGAAGCGTAGAAAAGCCCACACGGCGCTTTCTGACTGTGAGGATTGCATCAAGATTCTGCGTTGCATGTGCCCGCCGTCTCCCAAGTTTATCGCGTATCTTCATATTAGAGGGGCGATCGCACGCCTCAAAGGATTGCTATCATGAGCAGCATCAACAGAGTAACGAGCCGATCCAGCGTGTCGGCTATCGGTTCGAGTTTCGACACAGGTAAGCGCATCGACATTGACATGCAGATGTTTCCACCGTCTCAACACTTCGAGGGCTATCTGTCTTTGATTGTTTTGCAACTGTCGAACATCAACGCAGCAACAAAAATCACTATGCGATTCACACGCGATCAGGCTGGCGACGAAATGATCATAACTGACACAGAAAGCGATCTGTATAGTGGAATCACAACAGCCACAAAAGGATCGGCGATCTTCGCCTTGAATAGTTTTGTAAAAGTCGATAGGGCCGGCGATCTGTTTGTATTTCTGAAAACAGACACAGGCACAGTTGATCTAGATTATGTCGAAATGACATATCAAGGGGATCGATAATGCCAGTAGTTCAAATCATACAAGACTCAGGCGGTACAACTCCCAGCGGCGGGGGCGGTGGCTCTGTCTCACTGACTACAGAAAATTTATCAAGTCAAGTCAACGGCTCAAATACAAACTTCTCAACGTCCGATCAGTTTGTCGAAGATTCGATTCAAGTGTTCTACAATGGTGTATTGCAGATTCAAGGCGGGCTTGACGATTATACAGAAGACACTGACAAACGCGGGATCACTTTTGCGCTTGCTCCTGAGACTGGCAGCAAAGTTGTTGTAATCTATTCAGAATCCACATAATAAAAGAAGCCCCTCGCAGGGGATGCAAGGGGCTTCAAGGGTGTGAGGTAATCTGAGAGATTATGCAGGATTGTTCACAAGAGCGCGGACACATACGCGATCGCCGTTGTCCAAGTTTGCGCCAAATACAACGCGTCCAACATCGCCCACGCCGCCATTGTCAAACGTGTAATTGTCTTTTGCGTCAGGTGTTGCTTTGTATTCAACTACAAGACCATTCACTGTAACTACAAAAGACTCAGCAAGATCAAGATCAAGACCGCCCTGCAAAGAAAATGCTAGAGTTGAGCCATCAGCATCGAAAGCACTGAAAATGCCGACAATGTCAAGTTTTTCAGTAGTTACTGAATCGTCTGAAATTTTTGCGGTTGTGATTGCATTGTCCAACAATTTTGATCCAGCAATAGATCCAGCAAGTTGCGCATTTGTGATCGTTCCTACAAGGCTAGAAGTAGGATAGTTTGTAGCGTCTGACAAGTCAAATGCTGGAGTGGCATCACTGCCACCGAGAGACAAAGACACGCCACCGAATGAAACGGAAGAATTTGCAAGTTTTGCATTTGTCACAACTGAGTCGGCAATCTTTGCAGAAGCATCGATCGCACCGTCAGCGATCTCTGTTGCGGTTACTCCGTCTTCAGCGATAGACAAGCCGCCTGCGCCAAGTGCCAAGGCAGATCCGTCAAGATTTATTGCTAATCCGTCAACATTAACAATAAGCCCTGAATCAGTATCAAGATCGATCGTCAAGTCAGAAACAGCAGCAGAGCCGTTGAAACTGGTCATTGAGATACCATTGCCAGCGCTCAAAGAGTTGAGATTGCTACCCAAAGACACGCCTGAGATCGTGCTGTTTGACAATTTTGCATTTGCGATTGAGCCAGCAAGCATTGCATTTGTAACGCCAGCAGCATCGATCTTCAAGCCTGAAGCAGATACAGCCAAGCCTGAAGCAGTATCAAGATCGACAGATACAGTTGAGCCTGCGATATCGATACCGTTGCCGCCGTCCAACTGTCCAGCACCTGTGAACTGTACGAAAAGAACATTGTCAGTGCCGATCGTTACGTCACCATCGTTTGAGCATACATAACCAGTATCGGCGTTTGCAGTTCCCTCTTGTACGAATACAGCAGCGCCCGAAAACTCGTCTGATTCGTTCATATCAGCGGCACGCTCCCAAGAGCCAGCCTTGCACAAGTAAATGCCGTTTTCTGTTTGGTCAGTTTGCGACTTGACCAATACACGATCATCAGCAACAACTGCGATCCCGTCGATCGTCTGAGTGCCTGACAGTGTGATATTGCCAGTAGTAGCAACGCGAACTGAATCTTTCCAGTGCAATCCCTGAGCAATAGAATCGACGTATGTTTTTGTAGCAGCGTCCGATCCGTTCGATGGGGCGGCAACTTGAAGCACTGCGCTTGTAAAGTCAAAAGTTCCAGTCGATAAATCTAATTTGTTGACGTCTACTGCCGCATCTGCGATCTGACGTCCCGTAATTTGTACAGCCATGTTTTTATATCCTCATGAGTTGATTTGTGAGCATTGTGCTCGGTTAGATTGTATACGCCTCAAAGACGTTTTACATTTTTGAAATAGGAAAGGGATTGCCTAGCCGACTCTGACAAATCGAGCCTTGATCTCTTCTACAATTTTGTTGATTGATTCAAGTTTCTGCTCAAGCAATGACATTCTTTTGTCGAGATCGTTGATTTCTTTGACGATCTCGCCCCGCATTGCATCTTCGCGCGCTTGCAAGTCTTTGATCACTGAATCATAGCGATCGCGCAATTCTTTCTCTCTGTTCTCTTGCTTGACTTCTCGATCGTCGGCTCGTTTCTGTTGCTCTCTGTTTTGCCACCAAAGAAACGCGGCAAAAGCAGCATTTGCACCGCCATTCATTAAAATATGAAATACGTCTTGTTCAGGCATCTCACTCTCCGAGTAGCAGGGTGTAAGAGAATCGATCGCAGCCTGTATGTTCAATTTGCAACTTGCACAAGGCTAGAAAATGATCAAACTCGTCGGGATCGGCTATAACTTGACAGCCTGCACTGTAGCGATCAACTTGCTGACTTTCTCTCTGGCTGCTTGCTCTGTGTATATTGATTCCGAAGTAGCCCGATTGTTCATTGTGCCCGTGATCGTGCTCTGTGTCGCCGTCTCGATCTCGCCATACTGACACCTCGCCCCCGCGTTGCACTAGTGCCTCATATCGCCCTTGATGCAATCCGAGCATGTACACGCCTCTGTATTGTCGATTGTGTACAAGAATAGCAGTTCCCCGATCGCTGGCGTTCTCAAGCCAGTATTTGCCCGCGTCTGTTGTGCATTTGTACGCGTGCCACTGCCAAACACCACGCTCCAAAAAACACAAGTGTATCCAATCATCAAACTTGTTCACTTCGCCTTGTGGGTTGCGCTCGCCTATTATGTTCATATCGTATTCAGTAGACTCAAATACAACAAAGCCCGCATCTTTTGCACGCTGTAAAATACTGGGATATCCCTCAAACTCTATTCTCATGATAAAACGCCTATATTCAAATTGACTGTACTTTGAGACGGATTCCAACGCACTCCCAAGATCATCGCTCTTCGATTGCTGTAAGTGTAGCCTGTGCCCTCTCTGAGTCCATATATGTATTTACTCGATATTTCGACAATGTCGCCAGCCGTCAATAAGCAATGCTTTTCTGTTACTGTCAATGTCAACTCTTCAAAAGGCTCGGCATCCCATCGACGCATTCGAGTCAAATCTGCATTTGCTTGTGTGGGCTGTATAGGGCTGTCAACACGATAGATCAGACTGTGATCGCGCGTGATTTCAAGCGCCGCGGGCAGTAGTGGAATAGAGTTGCCCGAAAAGACTACATTTTGATATTGGCTTGTGATGCTGTTGTATGTTCTGATTACGCTCCTGCTATACGTTGCCGACTGTGATGGGCTATACAGTGTATGAGAGTCGATGCTGATGATGTCGCGATCTGTGATATGATCGGCTACTGTGAACCAACTGGCTTGATTTGGATTCTGACAAACGCGCCAAGATAGCGCATTTTGTCGCCATACTGGAAACATGCCCATAGACAAGACGGCATCAAGAAAAGTGCCAATATTGCCCGATTCTGACAAAAGCAATTCGATCTCATGTGTTCCTGTCGACGTTGCCCACGCTTGCGCATAATATGTATTCAATGATTGAGCATCGAAAAGATTGGGATTGAAATTGACACCGAGCGCCCAAGAGGCAGGATAATCGTCGAAAGTCCCTTGTGTTCCGTTGCCTGTGCTCATGACAAGACGCGCAAAAACTTGATCAGGTCGCCCTCGAAGCCTTACAAGACTCGTTACAGTGTCTCCTGTGTGCAAATGATCATGCGCTGCTGTGCTTGGATAATTGCCAGTACTGGAAATAGTCAGATAGCCAGCGGGGGCTGTTGTTGTTGTCTTGCTTGACCATGTCCAATAATCAGTATCGCCGTGTGTTGCATCTTCTACAAAGATCATGCCGTCTTGACCTGTCATTTTTTCAAATGCCGTTATATCGTCAAGGTACAATTTTGGATCGCTCGAAAAGTTAAAAGATGCCGTTGTGCTCGCAGTCTTGCCAGCATTGTACCAAAATTCAGATTCATTTGCATTTTGTGTAAGTCTTGCCTGCATCATCGTCAAAAAGTCGACAAATTCCAAACGCCATACACCTCGACCGCCTACAACATTTCGCAACTGCCCGATACAAACGCGATTGCGCACGCCATCTCTGACCATGATCAATTCGGCAACTGCGCCCCGCCTGAATGAAGAGTTTAGCACAGGGCGAAGATCGCCCGCTATTGTGATAGTGAAGCCGCCAAAGTTTACGCTCCATCTTTGAGGCGTGATCTGTACACTGTCGATCGTTACATCTGCACTGGCAAGTGCGATCTCCGTGCCCTCGTTGATGTAATCGCCTTGACTCAATCTATAATCGTTTGAGGGCGGTAGAAACTTCAATACATAGGAGAGAACTTTTGTGCTCTTGTCTAGGCTGTCAATAAACTGCTGTGACCACGCCATAACTATTCACCGATCTCGGTTGGGATTTCGTTTTGTCCTCTGAAACTGTCTTGAAACATGCCAGCGGCAAAGCCCGATCGACGGCTTCCAAGAGCGTCAAGTGTCAAGCCAGCACCCTGTAAGCCCTCGCTGTTTTTACTGGCAAGAGATCGCCCTGCTGATATGCCTGATTCTCCGAGCGTGTCAGGGTGAGCGGCGTACAATGTACGATAATCAACAACAAGACGAATAGACAGACTGAACAAGCGCCCGCCCTCGTTTGTGATTATGCTCTGTCCAATATCGCTCTGTGGCCTCTTCAATACTGGATAAAATCTATAATGTCGAAGAAATGCGGGCTGATTGTATTGAAACTTGATTCTATCAAGAGTATCTATTGTGCCACCCTGCGCCGTTACAGTTGAGGCTGTTTTGATCTCGATCATTTCTTGGATCATTGCTGGGCTTTGAGTCTCGATTGTGCAATAGTCGCCAACTGCTGGCAGTGCAGAAATCCCGACGAAGTTTGTAAAAGGATTGCCGTACAGGTTGATTGACTTGCTTGTGTTGTTCAATGTGCCCCTTATTGGATAGCAGAATGCTTTTGCACTGTCAGCAGCAAAAGACACAGAGAAGCCCCGATCGAGGTGGTTTTGTAGCGCATGAAACTTGATTGCTGTACTTTCCCCCCCAATCATCCGATCGCGCTGGATTGTCACGATCTCCTGTGTACGTCCTACTGATCTTTGAATAGAGCCAGCAAGAGAGACAGCGTCAACAGCCTCGACGGATATATCAGAGAACATTTCTCCAAGTGCTTCGCCTAGATCGATCGTCTCAAGTGTCGCCCCGTTTTGCGCGCCATATGGCTCAGGTGTGTAGTAAAATTTTGCGTTGCCCATTATCGACCCCCGAAAAGATTGCTTGAAGATGTGCCGAATTGATTATTGAATCTGATCTCTATTTGTCGCACAAGGGCGTCCACTGCATTGCGATCGACTACTGCGCTATTTATGTTTACAGTCATGCCGCCCCCTGTTGCGCCGTTCAACTGTCGATCAACTTGTTGAGGACGTTGACCACTTTGAGGCACTACAAACTCGCCTCTGTGTAGCATTGCAAGCCCGTCCTGCATCCCTGTAAAGCGGATGCCGCCTTGTGCCTTTGGAATGAATCGCCCGCCGCTCATGAAAGATGCCGATTGATTTGGATCAAGAAAACGCCTAAAAGCCTCGCGCGCTCCTGATTGTCCGCTGTTGCCGTCAGGATCTCGATCTCTGAATGAAAAGAGATCAGAAAAGGCATCTTTGATGATTTTTATCAAGTTGATAATCAGCAGTTGAAATCCATCCGTCAAAGCCTCAAGCACTCCAAAAGCAAGCAAGGGGATCAACTCTAGAAAGATTGTGGGAAGTTGCGCCAGCCCTTGCTTTATTGCCTCGACTTGTGCTTGTATTGCCTCCCTCTTTTCTTCGGGTGTTGTCTGTCCTATTTGTTCGACTATTCCCAATAACTGCCCCGCGACAGGTGCAACAAGCGACAAGATAGAAGATGCGTCAAGGGATACGAGCGCCTCAAATTTTGCAACTTGATCTTGTATTTCATCTGCTCTGTCTTTTGCAGCCCTTTCTTCTGCTCTTGCGGCTTCTTTCTCTCTTCTCTCTCTCTCTTTTTTATCACTTTCTGCCTTTCGTTGTGCGCGCTCGGCTTCTTTATTGGCTAGTTGTTGCTGTTTGTCGATCTCGGCTTGCAATTGCTGATCGCGTATTTTGCCCAGTTCAACAAGGGCGGCGTTTGCTGTCTCAACGTCTCCTGTCGCATCCAACAATCGAAATAGATTCTCTGCCTGCTTTTCATAGGTTGCATTGATCTGCTCTTCTACTGTCAACTGACTGAATACAGCACCCTCAAGCACCTTTTGCAATTCAGCCTGTGCGCGTTGCACTTCTTTCTGTTGTTGCTCTCTTTGCCGTTGCTCTTCTGCCTCTTGTCGAAGCCTTGCCGATCTTGCCTTTTCTGCCGCCGATCTCTTTCTGTCTTGCTCTGCAATCTGTGCTTGTTGCAAGAGTATCTCTTCATAGGCTTTTTGCTGTCTTTCAATCTCGAATCTTTGCGCCTGTGCATCTTGAAGACGCTGCTGATCAACTCTTTGCGCGTCCGTCAATGTATCGAGATTTCTTTGCAATCCCTTTTCTCTGTCTGTTGATTCTTCAAACTGTTGAGGCTGCCCAGCAATGCGCGCGGACAATGGCTGGGCTATTGCGCGTTGTTCTTTGAGCAATCCGATCTCAGTTCTCAACAATTTGATCTGTTCATTGCGCGCGCTGATCGTCTCTTCAAGTGCCGTCTTTTGCTCTTGCTGTGCCTCTTTTGCATTTTGCCCAAACTCTTGCGCTGTTGCACTGGCTGCCTTTTGATCTGCTTCAAACTGTGTAATTTGTCCCGTCAACAGTTGCAGATTGATTCGAGCCTGATCGACCTCTTGATAGTATGAAATCAAAGAATCAGCGGCGCTCTGTGCTGCTTTTGTTTGTTGCTCGATCGTCTTGTTTGTCCGCTCTGTGATTTCGGCAAGTTCTTCCTCTCTTTTCTTTGCCTCTTCTGCTTCTCTTTGAATCTCGAAGATCGCCGCCCCAGCCGCAACGGCTACAATGGCAGTGACAGCGAAAGCGGGATTCAAGAATCCTGTAAGACCACGCCCCAAAGCCTCGACAACAGAAGCACCATCTGAGATAGTAAAGAATAGAGAGCCAAGGGCAGGCGACAAAGCCGAAGCCCCTTGCCCAAGATCGGCAAAAGCACCATCAAGATCGCGTCCTGCTCTTCTCAACTGTCTTGCTTTGCCCGTTGTCGCCTTTGCTTGTGTCTCGACTTTTCGCAATCCTTGCACAGCCTGCGCGCTGCTGTTTTCAAGGCGCTCAAAGGATTGACTTGCATCTTTTGCTTCTTTGCCAGTTTGATCAAGAGCCTGCTGAGCGCCCTTTGCATCGACTTTCAAAACATATTGAACGATTGTATCTTGTGCCATGTTTCAACCTCTCTATGGGGCTATGATAGCCGATTTCATAGAGTATAGCATTGCAAGCCCTTTCTAATATTTTGTGGGCTTGTGTACTATCTGACTGACTGGCTTGTCAATCTTTTGAGCAATACATTCACAAAATGCTTGATACACTTCGTCGATGCGTTGATCTTCGAGGCGTTTCTCTGCATGCTTGTATTCGTCTATTGCTCTCAATCCGTCGATCAGCACATAGTCAAGAGGCTTGTTTGTCACTCTTGCAATACACTCACAGAAGACGATAAAAAAGCGCATATTTGGCAAGCAGTGCCCGCGCCTCCACTTGGAGATATTGCCATCTGAGAAGCCCCCCATTTTATCAAGTTCTTTGTGCATCAATCCTGACTCTTTGATTTGAGCCTCTACCCAGTACGCAAATGAATACATATTCACCCCAGTATATCAATAAGATCAGTCAGTGAGACAGATGGTTGTACGCCCGTCTTTTTGTATCGCTTCAATAGTCGATTCATGCGCGCGCCCCTGTGTTTTATACACTTAAGGCACAGCATCAAGTCGAACCAGTCCAATTTGGCGATCTCACTTGGTAGCGTGCCATATGTACGCGCGATGATGTCGAGAATATGAAAATACTCTTCTTGATCAGCGAAAAGTTGACAGCCGTTTGACTGCCTCTCCTTGACCCTTGAGAGCCTTATCAAGGATTGCTGATCGATCTTCTTTTGACAGCATACCGATCCACAACAGATTGCGCTCAGGGTTCTGCTCTTGCTGTGTCAGTACAATCTGCACGCGCTCCCACTGTTGATCGTCGCCTGCTCTCTTGGCTTGTGTCAGACATTGCGCAATCAATTGATCTTGACTCTGTGCAATCCTTTCCATTTGCTCAGGTCGAATCTTTGATAACATCTGATATGCCTGATCGATCACTTCATCATCTGGATCGTCTTGTAGTTGCTTGCTCATCTTTTGAAACTGGCTGATCTCGCCATTGCTTGCAAGCCCTTGAAGCAAGAGAGAATTTGCAAGGCTTGCCTTTTCAATCTCAGCGGGTGACAGGATGCGCCCCTTAACGAGTAACTGACCTCCAAAGATTGCGATCTCAAACTCACTGGCTTGCTGTACTTCTTTCAAAAAATCTTTCAACATGATCGATCTCCGTTGTGCGTTGATAGTATCGACATTTTAACGGATCGAGGATCGTGTGACTTGTACTTTTTTCATTTATTTTGTGTACATATGTTGACAGTATGTAAATATGTTGATACTATAAGAATGTAGGCAATGAAGCCACAAAACAACAACGGAGCACGAAATGCGTGAGATTCAAATACTAGATATGGTCAAATGGCTAAAATACTACTGTCACAACCAGAGTATGACAGATGCACAATACAAATCTGTTGCGCGTCACATACTCAATATGCCTACAGAGGCGCGCAAACATTTTATGGTTACACTGTCAAACACATCAGATGCTGCAGGTCACGATGAACTGTCAAACACTTATGGTGTTTTTCAAACAGACACAAAATACGAACAAACTTTCGGCAAGAATCGCACAACTAAAATTTGGGTAGTTATCAAACGTGAGGGCAACAGGATTTTGATTCGCGACTGTGACTATACAGTACATGTCAAAACTGTCTGCGTCTGTGATGAAACAAACACAGAATACATTGATTTTGAAACGGGTCGACTGTCTGCAAAACATATCAACATCACAGTATGGGGGGTTTGGGAATGAACAAAGAACAATCAAAGCAACTAGGGCAAGCGATCGGCTTTTCACTCTGTGGCATTATGGCAATCTTGACAGCACACGCCCTCTTGAGAGCAATGGCAAGCACAGCACATCTATTTCTATAAACACAAAAGCCTATGCCCCCAAACAACGGAAAAACAAGGGCATAGGCAAAATGTATATGTCTAGAATACAAAGGGAGTCTAACAGGCTTCCTTTTCTGCGTCAAGGATTATGCACCGCCATAGATTCCATTTGCAGACGCGTTCTTGATCTCGATAGTCAATCCAGCGTTTGAACTGCTTGCATAGCCTCTGATCGTGAATGTACGCTCAACACGCCCGAAAGCAGTTATGTTGTCATTGTAGTCTTCGATCGTTGCGGAATCAAGAGAAATCTTGAAGTGGTGATCTGCCTCTGCTGATCTTGTAAACTGGATCGATACGTCGCCCGCATTGCCGTCAAGACTGTCATTGTACAGGCTATTATCTGTTACATCACAAGTGATTGACATTGTGACTTCGCGCACGTCTGTAGCAACTGGCTCGCCTGTCAGTTTTGAGCCGAGCAAGTTGCGCCGATCAAGTTTGTTGTCCATTGACAATTCAAAAGAACGAATGTCAAGGGAAGCAACAGAAAGAGATCCGCCCAAAGTAAGCGATCCCGCTTCGTAGTGATACACTTGATCATAGGCTGGAAATGCTGGCACAATGTTTGTTGTACGCGTTGCGCCATCTTTACCGATCAAGTCAAATGAGCAAGTCATTTCTGCGCCAGCCTCAGCGCTGATCGTCATTGTGCTGACTTTCATGCCTGTGAATCGTTCCATACTGTCAGCAAGATTTGTGCCGCGTTGAAAGTCGATTGTCAGACTCGGCTGATCTGCCGCGGGTGTATATGTGTGAGTATACGGCGCTGATCCTGTTGTGCTGGTCAAGTTGCCAAGTGCTGCCTTGATCAACATGCCGATCCCATCATAGAACGCGGGGATCTCAATAGTTCCGCCCGCTTGACGGAATCCCTCAAAAGTGCCAGACAAGACGCCGCTTGCGGGTACTGATAAATGTGTTCTGCGCTCTCTTTCTTGAGTTACTTGAATAGTGCCGCTGATCAGTTTTACATCTTCTGTTGTAGTAGTTTGAGCAGTGCCCCAAGTGGACTCCTCGCCTATACGAAGAAAAGAATTTTGTGCGAATAAGATGCCCATGATTGCTCCTATGGTAATAAGTCGATCACTCTAAGAATAGCACGCATTTCCAAGAGTTGTCCGAGTGTAGTATATACTTGAATTGCTATAGCGAAATCTGATCCACTGTCGCCCGCCTGAAAAGATGCCCTGACAAACCCGTTGCCGATCCTTGTAGCTCGTATGTCATAGCGCGCGCTTGAATCTGTGCCGCTGCTGTCGTATGATTTGACATCAACATACTCGATACCCTCTTGATCGTTGCGTTCATTGTAGGGTGATAGTCTTTTGGCAAAGTTGCGATTGATCAAAAAGAATACATGCACTTCGTCAGTTGAGGCTTTGATAAATGACTGTACAGGGGCATCTAGCGCGCTCTGACTGGCTGGCTGACTTACTACCCTTGAATGTGGCGCTGAGAGCATGATGTAGCCCGTCTTTGGGCTGTCAATAGTTACAGATGTGCTTTGATCTGCTGTCTCGTCAGGTTGGAAATAATAGACATACGCAACGCAAAAAGAATCGTCATTCTTGATCGTCAACGCGTCGATCTGTAGAGTCAAGGTGCGCGTGCTGTAGTTCGCTCCCGACTTTCTTGCAAAGTTTGCAAGATTGCCCTCTGAATCCGTTACAACGACATCCTTGAAATCGGATCGTATATTGTCCCAAAAATCGTCCCAGTCAGTAGGCACTTGAAACTCTACATCAATGGTACCGCTTACACCTGTGCCACCTGTTGCGTCGATTCCTACGATCTGCCGTCTTCTGTATTCTGCATCATACCACGTCATTGATCACACTCCTGTCCTACTCTGAAATGTTACAGTGACCTCAATATAACCGATTGCAATGCCATCCAATCCGAATCTGTCGCCCTCGATTGCTGTAAAGTTACAGATCACATTGTCGATCGTTCTCGTGGTGTCAGGATTTGCAAGCCCCAAGAATCGATCGTCAGTGATTGCTTTTATAATGTCGCTTGTCAAGTTCAAGACATTTTTTGTCCGATCTGACACATCCGAGCCACCACAAAAGCAATAGATTTCAAATCTTCCATTCATTCGATAAGATGCAAGATTCAATCCCTGCTCTGTTGTGTAGTCAATGAATGATACAGACGCGTAAGGCGTTCTCGGAGGATCGAGCAATGCACCCAAAACAACACTATTGCGCATATCAAGACCACTGTAACCAGCAGAAAAGTCTTGCGCCGTCTTCGTCTGTAACGCTTCCAATACTCTGTAAATCGTTGCATTTGCCATTTCAGTCCCTGATCAGTGCTGTTTTGAGCAGGTCTTGCAATTTGGGCTTGATCTCTTCTTGCTGTGCTTCAACGCTACGAGCCAAGAAAAGACGAGGCTTGATGTAACGCGTACCGAACTCAATAAAGCGCGCATATTCCAATTCAGCGCCTCCAAACTGCCCACCTGCTTGCAATATAGCTGTGGGCTTGCCGTCTACTACTGCATAGCGCCCTGCAATACTCTGACGCAATCGCCCTGTTTGATTGTTGAACCGTGAAAATGTGATCTGCTTTGAGCGCGCTTCCATTTGCAACGCTGCGATCTTCAATCTTTTCTCTAATTGATTCAGCAGCCGAGTCTTTGCCCCTCTCATTTGTGGCGACAGTTGATCGATCTCCATTGTGCCCCCTTAAATGATTACAACAGAGTTGCGATAGGGGTACAAGATTTCTTTAACTTCGGGCGGGATCGTATTCGGTAGAAATGATGTTGTCGCCTGTCTGACTGTGCTGCTCTTTTTTCCTTGGCTGCTCTTTGCTCTGTGCAACTGGCTTGCATACACACAAACAGCATGCACTAGATCTCTGTGATACAAAGTAAAGCCAAAAGTGCCGATCACTCTATTTGCTCTGTAGCCCTTTGTAAATCCTACAGTGCTTGTATCGGGTTTGATGATCAACAGCCCGCGCTGCTTGTCGATCTCGTATTCGTCGCTGTTTACTTCTGTATCCGCTGTATATTTTCTTTCTGGATCGGCGTGTACGCTTGTGATCGTTACAACGGGATTCAATGGCAACTGTAAAACGCTGATATCATCGATCCAGTATGAATCAATGTACAGCGTGTAGGTTGTGACGGCTAGAGTTGGAGTATTGCTAGAATCAGGCGCAGGAAAGCCGAGCCAGCGCGCAATGACTGACTCGACTCTATCCAGCAGATTCGAAAGTTCTGTATCGCTCCCTGTGCCTGTGACTTCAGGCAAATACTCCTTTAGTATATCGGTAGTAACGAGAGCCATACACTTTCAACCTTTATTCTAGTTAGTTAGTAAGAACGTGCTTGGCGCAACTGCAAACAAACGCATGCATTTGTTGCTTTTCCACTGGCTGCTTTTACAACTTTGATGATCAATGCTTCTCCAGCGTCGAAAACGGCTTTGTCTTCGTTGCCTTGAGCGATCATATCTTCAGAAGTATTGGCAGTCAATGCGCCCTCTTGTGCGGTCTGTGTAGCCCACTCGAAAAGGGTTGCAGTTTGATCGTTGCCCAAAACTTGAAAAGTTGCATAGTTTGCAGCATCAGCAGCAACGCCAGCGAAATCGACAACTTTTGCGCCTACAACTTCCATACGCTCATGAAAGCAGATTACAACATTGTCAGCAGTTCCCGCGGCAGTTTCAAGCCGTACATATTCAGGATAATAATAAGACATAATAAATTTCTCCTATAAACGGGGGGATTGCTCCCCCCTGTCAATGATTACAGATTGAAGCCGAAAGCAACATTTTTAACGTCTGAAGCGTCAAGGCTATCGAAAGTCAAGCGCTCTGTAGCAACCATGTTGAAAGCGCCGCTCTTGATGTCTTGCTCTTGCTGGATTTGGATCCCGCGTCGTGCAAAGATGTTCCAAGAGTCGCGAGATACGCAAAGCATCCCAGTTGTTGCGCCTGTGCCAGTGTACAATCCAGTAGTAGCAAGATCGTCAGACATGAAACGAGATACAACGATCGGCATCCCGAAGATCGATCCGATTTGTCCAGTCAAGATTGAGGCTTGAGGACCGAACTTGTCAAGAGTAATCACTTGCTCAAGTCCCAGCAAGTTCTCATACAATGCCTCAGGAGACACGATCAAAACTTTGTCAGAAGCAGCATACTCGCCCAACTTGCTGATCAATTCGAGCATCTTTGCAGCGTCGAAAGAGTTGATATCAAGAGTAGTGCTCTTGTCATAAGCAGCAGCACGCAATCCAGTCCACAAGCGGCGATGATCATTTGAGCCACCTAAGCCACTAGCGCCCCAGCGTTCGCGGATGTTCCAAGAGGCGATCGCATCTTGGTGAGTAGCAGCAGAATCACCATTGATCAAAGCATCTTCTACAGCGTCACGCATATCTTTTGCGATCATGCGTTGCATTGCTGGCAACAACAAAACAGCAGAGTCTTCAATCAATTCTTCGTCAAGGATGTAACGAGTTGACAAGCCTTTTGCAGTGATCTGAGCCTGTCCCATTGATACAGTAGAAACTGGATACAAAGCAGGATTGTCGCTTGTTACAGTTCCTTTGATGTATGGACGCCCGCCGCGATTGATGCGAGGCGCAAGCATTGTGTTTGAAGTCATTTGAACTTCAGAGAACAATGAACGCACTACAGTTGGAACTTGATATTCCATGTGCAACTGTGCCAAGAATTGATCTTCAATCAATTCAGCACCAACGCCAGCACCGTCGAAGTTTGCTTTTGAAACTTGAGCAGCGATTGCACGAGGTGCAACAGCCAAATGTCGAGCAATAGCCAGATCCATCTTTGGGGTGCTCTTGTCGCCCACAAGCATATTTTTGACCATCATGCGATCATTTGCAAGTCGCTTCATTTCGACATGCCAGTTAGAAAGATTCTCGTCAGTGTCGAGCAATCCAGCCTCTGTCACAATCTGAGTGCCTTGTGCAGTCTTGACTTTAGTCTTTCCAGCAGTCCAGCGGATCGATCCGTCTTCGCCTACAAACTTTTTAAGTTCTGAATCTGTGCCAGTGATCTCGACAGAGTCAGCACGATAAACAGATTCTTCCATGAGTCTGTGGGCTTCTTTCAAAGACTTTACTTGTTGCTCGATGTTTGCAACTTTCTCGTCTTGGTTGTTTCTCAGGGAGCGTAATTCCCCCATGATTTGCTTTACTGCATCAATGTTTGACATAAAAACTCCCTATGTCTATTGGTTAAAACTTTTCAATTCAGCAAGTAAGTCGGCAAGAGTAGCGCCCTTTTCTTCTTCGCTCTCTTCTTCGTCTTGCATTTTATCTTCTTCGTCATCGTGCTCGGCTTTTTCTTCTTCGTCATGCCCGCCCTTTTCTTCTTCGTCTTTGTAGCCCTCTTCGACTTCTTCGACTTCTTCCATTTCAGAATGGGCAGCAAACTCTACAAGATAATTGCCGTTTTCTAACTCTTGCACCGATACAATGTGCTTATTGATGATCAAGGATCTTGCAACGTCTGCAAGTCCGATCTCTCTTGTGAAATTCTTGCTCAAAGTAGCCTCGTTATTTGCGGGTATTGTTACGATAGAGATTTCTAGAAGTTCAGATTTGGCAAAGTACGATCCTGACTTTCCATAATAAGGATGATCAGCAGGCAAAGAACTACGAGCGATAGTTTTGCTGGGTTGGAATCCGACAGAAACAGCATTGATATAGCCGCCTCGCACTTTTTGCTCAATTGTTTTAGCCATTTCATCATTTTGATCAAACTCCACTTCCAGCATCAGTTGCTCATTTTCGACGTAGGCTTTGCCTTTGCCGATCGGCATCTGTGTAGGATTGTGATTGAATAGCACAACAGGGTTGCGATTGTATGCAGACAAATCCCAACCCTTTTGATCTACAATGTCGCCATATCTGTCAGGGTTGGCTGTAGACGCTACAAACTTGATCGGCTTGTCTTGTTCTATTTGCTTTGTTTGGAAACTCTTAAAACGCATTTGTGCTCCTCTCAGATATGATATAGCATACAGGATCAACTGTCATGTGATTATTTGCGCTCTCTGTATTTCTCGTAGCACTCTTCTTTGTTTTCAAGAAACGATTCACAATGATTGATAATGATCTTCGAGTTCGATACATTCGAGATTTCTTCGCATTCTGCGCCGCTTGTTTTCGCTTCTACACCGCGCTGCATAACTCGGCAATACATTTCCCTGCAAAGTAAATCCCCGTTTTCTTTGATGTATTCAGCGCTACAAGGTTCTACGAGCAGATCAAGATTTGTGAGTTGCTTGGCAACGTCTGACACAGGATCGACAGGCTCAATGATGATCGGGGCAACTGGCTGGCTGGCTGGCTTGTCTTTTGTTATTGCCATTGTGCCCAAAGTTCCTACGGCAACGCCACAGATCGCAATCACTGCATAGATAGTAAGCATATTATTTTCCTTTTGCATTGTGTTACTCTTCGACTATTGGCGCAATAGTACATCGACAGTTGATGTCCATTGAAGCCACGCCAAAAGAGGCGGGCGCTTGTGCTCTGTATCCGTCGATCTCAAACTGATCTGCAACTGGGATCGGCTCGGCATCGTCTAGGGCTGCATGTTCTTCTCTTACTTTATCGTCACGGCTAGAGATCCACTCTTTGAGAACTTTGACATTTTCTTGCTCTTCAAATAGTTGATACGCCTCATTTGTTGCCGTGTTGATCGCCTTTGTGGTTTCTGTCTGTGCTATTCGTTGCGCTCTTTTTTCGCTGAAAGTTGTTGCTTGTCGGATGCTCTCTGAAATGTCGCGATTGCTCAACCCTTGTTCAATGCCAGCGCGCACTAGCCGCTTGATCTGCTTTTCGTTTGTGTTGTTGATCTGTCTTGCGAACTGCAATATTTGACGCTCCATTATTTTGCGCTCTCCAAACAACAGATCGATCGGTCGGCTTCTATTCGTCAAGTTGTACAGTTCCGTTACAGTGTCATTGCCTGTCAACATATAGACGGATCGAAATGCACGTCCGATCACTTTGCCGATCTGCTCAATCTCAAGAGCACGCCCCAAGATCGTTGCGTAGTCAATCGCCTTGCTTTCTCGTTGATCAATGATTGCCTGTGCGAGTATTGCCGCCCGTCTTGAATAGCGATCGGCAGCATCCAGCAAATATATCTCTGTAGCGCGTTGCATTGTACGCTCAGCGGGCAATACACTCTTTTTAAGCCATTGCGCCCAGTATACGTCCTTTTGCGCCTTTGTCATGCTTCTTTGTAGCGATCTCTTTTCTGTCAGTCGCTTCTTTTCGTCGCTGATCACTTTTCTCATGTGTGACAAGCCACGCGATCCGACAACTAGCCATTTTATTTGAGCAACAACGCCAGCCAGTCTGAAATCTTTGAGGTGACGAGCCGCCCAAGCCTCTCGAAGCCTGATCGCTTTCTCTTCTGTCTCAGTTTCTGCAATGCTACTGCTACGCTCTGCAATGGGCTTGAGTCTGTTGTATTGTTTATTGCCGAGTACATTGCCACCGCGATCCCATATCTCAGACCAGTTATCTTTGAGATCTTGTGCTTCGTCATGTGGGAATCGTTCAAATTGTGAATTTCTCAGCGCAACCTGTTGATCTTCGCCGTCTTCAGGGAAGTTTGTCGGATCTTTGTCGCCTACACTGCCCCGCATTTCGAGCGAGTCAATCTTTTTTTTTTCGTCCTCTTTGGCGCGTTGTACAAGTTGCGTCAATGCTTGCTCTATTGCTTCGTCTTGCTGGCTGGCTGGCTCTTCTTTATCTGTTGATCCAAAAGGGGAATCCTTTAAGCCCTCATAAGCATATGCCTCTGAGGCGCTCATGCCCGATTCAATATGTATTCTGATTCTTTCAAGTTTCTCAGATCGAATAAACTGCAACGCGTCAACATTTGAAAAGTCAATCTGTACATAGAAAGCAGGATCGAACATTTGTGCAATACGGGTCATGAATTGCTCAAGTTTGCGCGCCCGCTTCTCTTGAATCTCCCAGTATGTGATCGTCGCCTGTCTTGCTGTTGCATAATTGGCATCAGGCAAGCCCAGCACAGTAGACGGCACGCCACAGACTGCACTGATGTTTTCTCGTACCATGATGCGCAATGATTGCATTTCGAGATCGCGCGGGGATAGGTTGAGCGTTTCAACTTTGATCTGTCCACTGAGCGCCATTGCGCCCCCGTGCTCTGTCATTTGTTTGTAGGCTTGCATGATCTCTTGTCTTCTACGTCGATCCCATATATCAGCGGGATCAATAGGCGACAAAAGAACGTCAGGGCGCCCTTGCTTGCTTACACTGCTTGCCATGCGTTGCGCGTTGATGTCGGCTGTAATCTCTTCGTTCAGTGCTTCAACAATGCCTGAGCCGTACAACTCGCCCGCGCTCTGATTGTCCCATGAGGCATTTCGAATATGTATGACACGCTCAGGCGCATAGACGACAGAAGATCCGCCGTCTGTGTATTCGTAGCCCTTGACCATTTTGACAGGATCTGGAATGATGCGCACGTTCTCAGGGTGCAATCTGTATAAACTTGTCGGCTTGTTGAGATCGCCTACAATCAAAGTATAGCAATTGCCCGTCATCATCAGATCGACGATAAACTGCTCTCTGAATAAATAGCCGTCCGTAATGCTTGACGGTTGACGGAATAGATCAAGCACTTCGTGATCATCGATCTCTGTTTGCTGCTCCCCTTGCCCTCTCAGCAACTTGATCGGCAGGCTTGCAATGTCTTGACTGGCACGCGTTACACAGGCGTGTGTGTAAGCATGCTTGCCAAATACAGCCATAGATTGACGAGGGGAGAAAATAGGGGCAACGCCGTTGCCAGTGCTCCAAGATGCGCCGTGCTCAGGTGCTTCAGGATTCTCTTCAACTTGCCCAAAGGCTCTAGCAATAAAAGAGGGTACATATCGAGCCAGCCAGCCAGTTTTTGCGGGTACTTGTTTATTTTGTGGCATGTGATCTCCTGTCAATACTGGCAATATATCAGAAAATGAAGACTATTGACACGGCGATCGATTTCTAAAACTAGAAAGAGCGACCGAAGCCGCTCTTGTGTGTTGCTGTGTCTTGTTGATTATACAGGGGCAATCATCTTGAGCCAAGGGTGCTTTGCTACGATCTCTTTGATTTTTGCAGTGTACTTTGCTTTGTATACTTCTCCGTTAGGTGTGTTCAACAAAGTTACGATTGCTTCAAGTTGCGCCTCTGCAAGTTTTTCCTCTTCTGTCTTGTTTGTTTCGTCTTTTGAGAAGTATGCTTCAAGGTCTTTAAGTGTGATTTCAGTAGTCATTTTGTCTTTCCGTTTTTATTTGTATGCTTCATTGCCTACACTTATATAATAACAACATATTTACACACTGTCAACATATTT